TGTATCCCTTGAAAATTTCTCCAATCATATAAAGCCATACCTTTTACAAGACGTTGCCATATGCACTGATCGTAAAATTATTAGAAAAGGTAAGCTAAGAATCTTTCAAATAAAACAACATTATGCTAGATTAACTTTAGAGGATGAAGTAAGGACACGTATGTATGAAATTCCGTATCCGTTTGAAATAACTAAACGAGGATCGAAAACTATTCTTTGCTACAAACTTAGTAAATTACTTAATTTTGGAGATTTAGATTTGCAGGTTAAGTTTTTAGATTCATCAAAGAAGTCTAAAATATACAATGAAAATTTGTATATAATGCCACTACATGAAGTTGATTTATAGGGTTGATAGACTATAATGATATAGGTGATTAATAACTTATTGCAACAGTTTCCGAAAGGATACGATCCAAATTCGTCGCAAGTTAAACTCCTTAAGAGTATTGATGAGGCTTTTGAAACAGGTAGCAAATTTGTAGTATGTAACGCGCCTACAGGAAGTGGTAAAAGCTTTATATCAAAAACATTGGGTAATGTTGCTGACGAAAGTCCTGATGAGTTTCGTCAGTTAGTTACTTCATATGCTGCTTATAAGCGCACGCAGGGTGGTTATACATACCAAGATGAGTGTGATGAAATGTCATCGTTTGGCTGCACTGCGTTGACTATTACAAAAGCATTACAAGATCAGTATAAAGAGTTATTTAAAGATACTGCAATTGTTAAAGGCAAGTCAAATTATCAATGTGCAATAGATGAGCGTTATCCTGTTGACGTAGCACCATGCCTACATTCTGCTAATTTAAAAGCGGATTGCTGGGCTAAAAATAAGTGTACATATTATGAAGCAAGAAATAAAGCTTTAGTATCACAGTTTAATACTTTAAACTATAATATGTTTTTCGCTCTACCTAATCATCTTAAGAAGAGACAGTTTTTAATTTGTGATGAAGCGTCAGAGTTAGAGGATCAGTTAGTTAAAGAATTTACTTGTAAAATTGACTACAAGTTTCTTGCAAGAATGGATGTTGATATTAGACCATTAACTAAACGAATGCCGGCGGTTAAATGGTTAACGGAGCTGCAAATCGATCTTACCGATAAAATAGAAGAGATTAAAGATATTCTTGCTGTCAAGAAAACAAATAATAAAAAGGCTATTCTAGATCTTACTACTAATATGCAACGTATAATGAACTTGCAAAGTAAAGTCGGGTTAGTTACCGATTCGTGGCAAGAGTCTGAGTACGTTTATGAAAAGGATGCTACAGGAATTACATTTATGCCGCTTAAGGTTAATAAGTTAGCATATAGATTATTTGATTATGCTGATAAGGTAATCCTAATGTCAGCTACAATTATTGATCCAGATAATTTTTGTAAGTCTTTAGGAATTGAAGACTATAAATATGTCGAAGCTGAATCGACGTTTGACCCTAAAAAGGCTCCTATTGTTTGTAATCCAAAGTATAAGTTAAACTATCATACAATGGATAAGTACCTCCCTCGTATTATTAAACAGGTAGCAGAAATATGTAATCATCATGTAAACGATAAAGGTATTATTCACTCTCAAAATAATAATATTACAGCTAAATTAGGTACTATGTTATATGGAGATAGATTTTTATATCGCGAGCCTGGTATTAAGAATGAAGATATTCTAGATAAGCATATGGCTAGTGTAGATCCAACTGTGCTTGTATCACCGTCTATGTCGTATGGCGTTGACTTAAAAGGAGATCTAGCGAAGTTTCAAATAATTATTAAAGCTCCTTTTTTACCTACTAAGGATGTTAGAATTGAACGAATGATGAAAAATGATTTTGATTGGTATCAAAATAAAATGTTATGCTCGTTGATTCAATCATGCGGAAGAGGTGTTAGATCTAAAAAGGATACATGCATTACATATATACTGGATGGTACTATTGTGGATAGTATTTTACGGTCTAAACATAAGTTACCAAAATACTTCCTCGAAAGATTCGTTTAAGCATTAAATATATACAATGGTTAATTACACCTACAACTTTGAAGTTAAGGACCTCTTAACGCAGTTTGTAGCAGCTTTTGATGACACAGTTATTAAGCGCTATGACAAAAATAATAATGCGCGGCAGGAAATCGGTGTTAGATATGTGTTCGCTCCTAAGCAGCGAATAATGCATGATATAGTTAACAAAGCTAAGAATATAGAGCTTCCAGTTGTTGCTATTAATTTAGCTAGCGTATCATATGATACAGAAAGAGTGTTTAATAAGCTTGATAATTTTGAAAATTATGCTAATGCTAATTCTGCTTCAGCTATTAGAACACCTACACCAGTAAACTTGACTGTTAACATGTCTATACTTTGCAGATATATGCAAGATATGGATCAAATTATTTCCAACTTCGTACCATACACAGACCCGTATATAATTTTAACATGGAAAGAGCCGGTATCAGATAATGTTAATAATTCTATAGAAATTAGATCTGAAGTTTTATGGGATAAAACTATTAATTTAAATACTCCTACCGAAACAACATATAGTGATAAATTTAGAATTATTGCAGACACATCATTTACTATTAAGGGTTGGTTGTTTAGATCGAAAAATGAAAGATCTTCTCCAATCTACTTTATTGAAAATAATTTTATAAATGTAAGGCCAGACTTTAACTTTAATCAAGGTCTATCATCTCTAGAGTATGAGTCGTTCTATGATTCATTAACATCAGTTGCAGATATAGAAACAATTTCATTATCAGGTATACCTGATATTACAAATGTTTACTTTAATACATCCGGTTCTTTATTACCAATTGATAATCCTATCACAATTAAACGGAATTTATCATCTGGAGGAAGAAGTTATACTTTTTATGGTGATAACTATGATAGAACAGAGTTTATAATGCTCAGTTCAAACAGCGCTATTACAACAGGTTTCACTGCAGTAAATACAACTTATACAGGTGAAGTGAGCGGCTACATTCTACCAAATAGTCAGTGGAATGTACTTAATAATCAAATCCTTAACATCATGATGCCAGCTCTTACTGCTTCTGGTAAATTTGATGTTATTGTCAAAAACCAAGCGGGGTGGAAGACTTCAGCAGAAATAGATGGCTTCCACTTCACCGCAGAATAAATAACTAAAGATGGCTGATACTTCTCCAACAAATGACGGTAGAGCTGCTACGTTTGGCAGAAATCTAGTGAGTTATATCTCAAATAGATTACCGTACGCTAGTCAACAAGATGATGAACTTAATACGAAGTATAAGTACTTTGCAAAGCATGGTACGCAGAGAGCTGAAGCGTTAGCGAAAGCATCTGTTACATCTTCAAATCCATACAATAATATACCTATAGGTGATTTTGGTAAAGATGGTTCTTTCCAGGATGTAATGTATGCATCTTTAGATACTAATAAGAGCGGTCGACTACGAGACTATCGTATTATGGCAGCTTATTCTGAAGTATCAGATGCTTTAGATGAAATTTGTGATGAATGTGTTAATGTTGACGAAAATGGTCGCGCAGCTAAAGTTCATTATGAAAATATTGATCTTTCTGTAGATGATAAAAAGGGGTTAGATGAAGAGTTTGATAAATATATTGATTTTTTCGAACTTAGATCAAAAGGTTGGCAGTATTTCCGACAGCTTTTAGTTGAAGGTGAAGTCTTTTTTGAACTTATTTTACATGAAAATTATACACGAGAAGGTGTATTAGGGTTAATGAATATTCCTGCGGAAATTGTCGATCCTGTTTATAACAATATTCAAAATATGCTTGTTAAAGGGTATATTTACAAAAAGCCAATTTTTAGTACCACTCAACCAGATAAAATTGAAAAGACTGAAATGATTCCAATGGAGCAAAATCAGTTAATTTATGCAAATTCAGGCGTGTATAACGATACAAAAGATTTTGTAGTACCGTTTTTAGAGAATGCGCGTCGACCATATCGTCAGCTATCCTTAATTGAAGATGCAATCGTCATTTACCGACTAGTGAGAGCTCCAGAGCGTCTAGTATTTAACGTTGATGTTGGTAACATGGCTCCTCCTAAAGCAGAAG